GCCCTGCGCTCCGGCGCGTGCATGGTCTGCGGGGTTTCAGCCCTGATGCTGTGCTACGCCGCCGGCATGTCGATCTGGACCGCCGGCGCCATTGGTTGCCTCACCGCAATGGCCGGTGCCGATGTCGCCATTGGCCTTTATGAGCGCTGGGCGGCCAAGCGCATCGGGGTCAACCAAGGCTCCGGCCAAGATCCGCAGTAACCGTTGCAAGGACGCTACTTAATATGACCCTTATCGAAAAGCCATCCCAATTGCCCAACGCCATAGGCGCGGCGCTGCACGCGGCCTTCCCGAACTTGAAGGTCGGCAATCACCAGGATTTTCAGGGCGCCTTGGATAAAACCGGCGTGTTGATCACGGTCGAAGGCAATGGCCCAGGCATTCGCTCTCGCGAAGGGCGCAAGGCTCACGCCCTGACGATTTCGCTCCGGGCCATGGTGGCGCCGGGTGCGCTGCCGTTTGATGCCTGCGACCTGGCCAGCCAACTGATGGACCAGGTGCTGGATAACCGTTGGGGCCTGCCATTGGCCCAGTGCGATTTGCCGATAAATATCGTCGCCGCTCCGGTTGCTGCAACAACAGCAGAAACGGACTACGACACTTGGACTGTCTCCTTCACCCAGACCGTCTACATCGGGCCGGTATTACTCACAGATCCTACCGGCCAGCCGCTGTTTGCCCGCACCTGGGAAGTGTCGAACATCGACGATCCCGACCAATACAAACCACTGGCGGAGTAGCCCATGTTCGACGCGCTGTTACGCATGCAGCTGGGGCCGATTGTCGAGCGCCTGGCAGAGATGGAAACCCAACTTGAAGACCTGTATCGACGCGCCGAGAGTTTTTGCCGGATCGGCACGTGTCAGTCGGTCGACGCCGCCAGCAACACCTGCAAGGTCAGCCACGGTGATTTGCTCACCCCGGCGATCCGCTTTTTCAACCCCAGCGCAGGCGCACAAACCGAAACGCGTATCCCGTCCGTGGGTGAACAATGCCTGTTGCTCAACTACGGCGGCGGCGAAGGCGGTGGGCAGTCTGTGGCTTTGTTCGGCCTCAACAGTCGTCAGTTTCCGCCCGTCTCCAGTGTTGCCACATTGACCCGACGACGCCACCAGGACGGCACCCAAAGCGACTATGACGATGCCAGCCACATTTTCAATTGGGTCAACGGCCCCACCACGTTCAGCGGTTCGCGCGAACAGGTAGACGTCAAAGTCGGCGCCGCCAGCTTGACGATCACGCCCCAGAGCATTGCCGCACAAATCGGCGGCACCAGCCTGGTACTGGACGCTGGCGGTGCGCACTTCAGCGGCCCGCTGGTGGACCATCTAGGCCACGTCATCAGCCCTCGATAAGGACATCCCATGCTCGGCATCGATCGAAACACCGGGGCAGCCGTCGATGACTGGCTGCAGTTCGTGCAGCGCGCCACCCGAGCGCTGACCACCCCCGTGGGCACTCGGCAGAAACGCCCGCTATATGGCTCGCTGATCCCGCAACTGCTCGGCCAGAACCTCGGCGACGACCTGCTGATACTCGCCCAAAGCCACGCCGCGCAGGCGTTCTACAACAGCCACAACGGCATCGGCGATTTTCAACCCCAGGTCATCGTCGCCACCCGCCAAGGCGCCGGCCTGCTGTTGCGCTTCGCCGGCACCTGGAAAAACCGCCAACAAACCTTCGAGGTCGTGACATGAGCATGCTGATCCCCGGCCAGAACCAACTGGCAGAACCGGCCATCATTGCGGTGGATGAGTTCGAGCCGTTGTTGGCCGAATTCAAGGCGTTTGTTGTGGACTACGTCGCCACCCGCGCACCGCAAAGCGCGGCCAAACTCAAGGTCAGCCTCGACAACGAAAGCGAGTTGCTGACCCTGGCCCTGGAAGCCTTCTGTGTAAGGCTGCAAACCCACGAACGCAAATACAATGCCCGTATCAAGCAGATGCTGGCGTGGTGGGCCACCGGCAGCAACCTGGATGCGCGCCTGGCGGACATGGGCCTGGAACGCCAAGTGCTCGATCCAGGCGACCCGGCGGCGTTTCCGCCGGTGCCGCCGACGTTGGAGAGTGACGACGACGCTCGCTTGCGTTATTACCTGGCGCCCCATGCACCGGCAGCCGGCTCGCGGATGCAGTATCGGCGAGAGGTTTTTACCCTGGGTGAACGGCCGTCGGTGAAGGTGCAAAGCGCGACGCCGGGCGTGGTCACGGTCAGCTACACCTTTGATCCCGACGGTTATGCCGCGCAGGTCAAGGACGGTAACGCTCGTCGAACAGCGCCCGGTGAAGTGATGGTCACGGTGCTTGCTCGTGAGAGCGACGGCACGCCGTCCGCCGATTTGCTTGACGGGGTTCGTCGCCATTTCGCACGGCCGGATGTACGGCCGGAGACCGATCTGGTCAGCGTGCAAGGTGCGCATATCCTGCCTTATAAAATCCGTGTGGTTGCGAAGATCAATGCCGGCCCGGATTCGGGGCTCACGCAAGTTGCCGCGCAGAAATTGCTACAGGACTATGCAGAGTCTTGTCATCGGCTGGAGGGGCGGGTGGATCCGAGTTGGATTGACTATGCGATTCACAGCGCCGGGGCGGCGCAGTTACAGATCCTTGAACCCTTGGCACCGATTATTTCGACGGCCTTTCAGGCGCCTTATTGCACCGGGGTTGAAGTACAGGTACGCACGCTATGAGTGAGCGCATACCGAGCCTGCTCCCCGCCAACAGTTCGCCCTTGGAAAAAGCGTTGGACCAAGGCTTCGGTCAGTTACTCGAGCGAGTAACCCCACCGTTCCCCGCGTTGATGGACCCCTCGCAAACGCCTACGGATTTTTTACCTTATCTCGCAGCGGATCGTGGCGTGAACGAATGGAGTTCTACTGCCGCCGGGGCTGAAAAGCGTGCGACGGTAAAACTCGCCTGGCCAACCGCTCGACAGGCCGGTACCCGTACAGCACTCGAAAATGCTGCCAAAGGCCTGCAACTGATCCCTGAGGTAAGGGCCTGGTATGAGCAGTCGCCGCGAGGTAATCCTTTCAGTTTTTCCATCAGGGCTTACTCCGAACTGCCGTACAGCGAAGAAATCGACGCGAGGCTGGATCTGCGTCTAGCAGAGGCCAAAAGCGAGCGTGACATTTTCACCGTCACGGTCGGGTTGAGCGCGTTTGGTAGCCATTCAATCGGCGCTGCGACTGTCTGCGGTGAGCTGACCACTATCTATCCGATTGTTATCGAGGGGCTTGAAGCGTCCGGCATGGCCTTTTTGGCAGCCGGCTTCTACAGCGTCGAAACCGTCACTATCTATCCACAGGGGTCCTAAATGGCCGACTTTTATACCTTGCTGACCAACGCAGGGATTGCTTATGAAACTGCCTGCAAGGCTGCGGGCGTGCCGATCAAACTCGCGCAAATTTCGGTGGGCGATGGCAATGGCTCTGTCTACAACCCCGACGCCACTGCAAAAGCGCTGAAACGTGAAGTGTGGCGCGGGCCGCTGAATGCGCTGTTTCAGGATGAGAAGAATCCAAGCTGGTTGCTGGCCGAGGTAACGATTCCGCCTGAGGTCGGTGGTTGGTATGTGCGTGAGGCCGGGCTTTGGACGGACACCGGGGTGCTTTACGCAATCGTTAAGTACCCGGAGTCTTTCAAGCCGGTTCTGGCAACTTCTGGTTCGGGGAAAGAGTTTTATATTCGGTCGATTTTCGAGACGAGTAATGCATCGCTGGTGACGTTGTTGATTGATGACACGGTGGTCAAGGCGACGCGGGCTTGGGTGATCGGTTATGTGGCTGATGAGTTGGCCAAGCTTGACGGCAAGCAATCGGTACGCGTGGTTTCGACCGCAAACATCACATTGAGTGGTGCACAGCAAATTGATGGAGTTGCAGTTGTCGCGGGTCAACGGGTGTTGGTGACTGGCCAGGCTGAATCGAGGGACAACGGCATTTATGTAGCCGCCAATGGTGCCTGGTTCCGCGCTTCCGACGCTGACAATAGCGCGAAAGTGACGCCGGGTTTGACGGTTATGGTCGAGGAGGGCACCGCACTGGGTGATTCTCTTTGGGTCTTGGTTACGAATGGGCCGATAAGCCTCGGTTCTACGGCGTTGGTGTTTGAAATACTGGTTGGCAGAACCGGTATTAAAGCGGGCACCTATAAGAGCCTCACTGTCGATAAGTATGGTCGGGCCACGGCCGGTACGAACCCGACGACCTTGGCAGAAAGCGGCATTCTTGATGCTCCGACCAAAGACGATATGAAAAGTGCGCTGGCCGCAAAGGTATCAAAGGCCGGCGACACAATGACGGGACCATTGATTGCTTCCGCGGGTGTTCGCTCTAAAAAAGGTGTTCCGACCAATGACGCATCTGACATGGGCTACGCGTTCGGCGTTGATGGTGATTCCGGTTTGTTTGCGACGGAAGGCACGTTGCCCCAAGCCGGCAGTGAACTTCTGCTCATGTCCGACTCTACCGAGTTGGCCCGATTCGGAGCCGCCAAATCAACCATTCTGAACGCGGTACTGCCAGGTGCGACGACTCCCACTGCTACCCCCGAAAGCAATGACACTAAAGTTGCTAATACGGCATTTGTTCAGAGCACAGTAAACGCAACTGCTGCAAAAAAGCTCTCCCTTTCGGGTGGGCAAATGACCGGAATGCTTATAGGTAAGGTAGGAACAGGCGGACCCGGAAACCCGAACAGTTGTGGGTTTGTTTTTGACACTGATACTGGGTTGTTCAGTAGCGGTGATGGTCAGATCGAGTTGTTTGCTGATGGCGATATGTTGATGCGCAAACACACATCGGGAGCGCTTCAAATACTTAAAGGGGTTCGTGCACCGAAAGGGCCTCCGAACCAGAGCGACTCTTCGAGCGTTTCCGGTTACTCGTTTGCCGAGGATGGCGATACCGGCATGTTCGCCGAAGGTGGTATCCCGCAAGCGGGTTCCGACATTGTCTTTCGAGTCGACAATGTCGAGGCTGGCCGCATTAAAGCGGTGATGAAGTCCTCAGGGAAGAACGGCTGGGCACGTTTGCTCAATGGGCAAATTCTGCAATGGTGCGAATTCACAGTTACGCATGTTTCTGGTGTTGCAGTGCCATGGACTATTACCTATCCAACCTCTTTCCGCACCGCAACTTTTCAGCCCATTCTAGGATTGGGTAGCGGTATTGGTCCTCAGTCCCCTGCCTACAGTGTCGAGGGCTCAAGTTATAACGGTGCTTCTGGTTTTGTATATTCAAATGATGCTGGAGTACGTATCTACCGACTTTGGGCTACTGGAGAGTAAACATGACTGTTTTCTTTTGTGCGGTGACCTCGGCTTTTTATGACGACGATATTTATGGCGATCAGTTGCCAAAAGACGCGATAGAAATTTCCGAGGATTTGCGTCAAGCACTACTTGAGGCGCAATCATCGGGTAAGCAAATCACTGCGGGAAAAAATGGCCAGCCAACCGCCGTAGATCCGCCTGGGCTTAATGTTGAACAGCAAGTTCAGCGCGAGCGCTTTTGGCGAGACAGCGAACTGGCCCGGACTGACATGTTGGTGGCACGTCATAGGGATGAACTTGATGCCGGGCGTATACCCACATTAACAGACGAGCAGTATCGGCAGTTGCAAAGTTATCGGTTGGCTCTTCGTGATTGGCCAGAGCAAATCGGCTTTCCTGACGAATTACTTCGACCAGAAGTGCCACAGATAGCTTGAACGATAGGCGAAGCAGCGGGAAACATACAGCGCTCCTTTCTATTGTCCTTCACCCCTAACTAACCCACACGAAAACCGCCCTGCGGTTTTTTTTATGCCCGGAGATCCACCTATGGCCAACCGCCAAACCTACACCGTCCTCATCCCATTCCCCACCGGAGGTGGCCACTGGTCCACCGCCGGTGAGGAGCTTGAACTTCTGGACGTCGAAGCATCCGCCCTGCGCACCGCCGGCCGCCTGGAACTGACCAGCGTCCTTAACTCCACCCCCAAGAAGGCTGACTAATCATGGCTGAGGTTTTGAACTTCGAGCACAACGGCATCACCGTGAATGCCACTGAATCCCCCGAGGCCATGGGTGGCCTGGGCGACAACGTTATCGGCCTGGTCGGCACCGCGCCGAATGCCCACGCGTCGATTCCGAAAAACGCGCCGTTTCGCATCAACAGCTTCACCACCCAGGCGCTGCTGGACCCTACCGGCACCGAGTCGGGCACGCTGTTTCAGGCGGTGTACCAGATCCTCAAAGTGGTAAAGGTGCCGGTTTATGTGGTGATCGTGGAGGAGGGCGCAACCCCGGCCGACACCGTCAATAACGTGATCGGCGGCAACGAGCCAGCCACCGGCCGCAAGCTGGGCCTGGCGGCTCTGAGCAGCGTCCCGGAAGACCTGACCATCATCGGCGCCCCAGGCTTCACCGGCACCAAGGCCGTGGCCGGTGAGTTCGCTGCCTTTGGCAAGCGCATCAAGGCCCGTGTGGTGCTGGACGGCAAGGACGCGTCCGTCGCTGATCAAGTGACCTACAGCGGCGAACTGGGCGGTGCCGACCTCGGCTTCGACCGTTGCCTGCTGGTGCACAACCTGCCGTCGGTGTATTCCAAGGCGGCGAAGAAAAACGTGTTCCTGTCGCCATCGTCGCTGGCTATTGCTGCGCTGGCCAAGGTCAAACAGTGGGAAAGCCCAGGTAACCAGGTGACCTTCGCCGAGGACGTTTCCCGTGTGGTCGAGTACAACATCCTCGACACCTCCACCGAAGGCGACCTGCTCAACCGTTACGGCGTGAGCTACTACGCGCGCACTGTCCTTGGCGGCTTTTCGCTGCTGGGTAACCGCTCCCTCACCGGCAAGTTCATCAGCTACGTCGGCCTGGAAGATGCCATCAGCCGCAAGCTGGTCAAGGCCGGCCAGAAAGCCATGGCCAAGAACCTCACCAAGTCGTTCATGGACCAGGAGGTCAAGCGCATCAACGACTGGCTGCAAACCCTGGTGGCCGATGAAACCATCCCCGGCGGCAGCGTGTACCTGCACCCGGAGCTGAACAGTGTCGAGAAGTACAAGAACGGCACCTGGTTCATCGTCATCGACTACGGCCGTTACGCGCCGAACGAACACATGATTTATCAACTCAATGCCCGCGATGAAATCATCGAGCAGTTCCTGGAGGACGTTCTCTAATGTTTACCAACCGTGTAAGACAGGCCATTGCGGCCACCCTTCAAGGCCTGCCGTTGTCCGCGACAGTAGAGGAGTTCACCCCGCCGAAGATTGAGTTCGACATGGAGTCCATGTCCGGTGGGCGCTTCATCGCCGAAGAAATGGCCAAGAGCGGCAAGGTGCTCAATGCCAAGTTGGTTCTGCAAGGTGCCGGGCCGGAAATCATGCTGGCCCTGGGCGTGCGCTTGGGTGACGACATTCTGCTGAACGTGCGAGAAGCCGGTCAGGATCAGGATGGCAAAACCTACTTCACCTACCACACGGTCGGCGGCAAACTCAAATCCCTGGAGGAGGCGAAGCTGAAGATGGGCGACAAGGTCACCACCACTTTGGAACTGTCCTGCCGTACCTACAACCGTCTGGAAAACGGCATTTCGGTGATCGACATCGACGTGCGCACCCAGAAGTTCGTGCTCAACGGCGTCGACATTCTCGGCGATGCACGCCGCGCGGTGCTGATGCCTTAAAGGCGAAGCGGGCACGGTCAATGTGGGAGCTGGCTTGCCTGCGATGGCATCACCTCGGTGCACCAGACATACCGAGTCGCCTGCATCGCGGGCAAGCCCGGCTCCCACATTGACTGTGTTTAACCTCAAAAATGCTTAACAAGGAATTGCCCCATGGCCTGGATGCCACCGCTGCACATTCTGCTGTCCCCGATCACCGCCGACACTGGCGCGACGATCCAGCAGATTCAACTCAAGCCGTTGTTTTACGCCGCGCAAAAAGACGCGCTGGCCCGGGCCGGTGATGACGAGGACGACCAGTTTTTTGAACTGGCGAAACTCGCCACCGGCCTGTCGGAAAAAGAACTCGACCAGCTCAAGCGCCCGGACTACGTGAGCATCGCTCAGTACGTACATGACATGTCGACACGCCCTACGTCGTTCTTCCTGGATCAGCCTGAAGAAGCGAACCACGATCAGCCTGTCCAGCTGTTGCTGGCCCTTGACGCGGCCGGTCGCAGCCTGACCGAACTACCCCTGGAAATGCCCGCCCTGCGCGCCACCAAGGTGATGAAAAAACTCGCCACCAACAAAGAACGCGCCGAGTTCATCACCGCTCATTGCACCGGTTTGATGATCCCCGATCTCGCTGGCCTGACCGTACCCGACTGGACGGAACTGCAGGAGCGCATCGACGATTTTTTAAATCAACCGGCGGACTTCTTTCGCAGCGCGACATCGAAGTAATCCTCGATGTGGTGCCGCTGATTTACTCGGTCAATGAGGCAGAGATCCTCGACTGGGACGCCGGCAAAGCATTGCGCCGCTACGACATCGCGATCACTCGCCTTGGCGTTAAACAGGAGTAAGCGGGATGCAAAACAAGTATTCGCTCGCGTATGCCATGGCCAAGGATGGCCAAGGTATTTTTAGCAACGCAGACAACGCAAAGGGGGGCGAGATTGTCAGCCCAGGCCCTTTGGTCTCTGGTGCTCTCGCAGAAGCGCCGTCGTTGTCCTCGATGAGTCTGGCGCTGACCAATGCAGGCTTGCAACTCAATGGCCTCTCGCTGTCCCTGGGGTTGGTGCGCAACAGCGTGGACGCGCTGGAAGACGCCTTGTCGCGGCTGAAGGCGGTGGACGTTGAACCGTCTAAAATCGATCAGCGTAGTGAGCAGAAGACGACCACCGAGGTTAAGTCGAGCGCATCGCAAGATCGGAGCTTGGTCCGTGACGCCATGACGTTGCGCGATGTAAAGAGCCTCGATCCGGTCGCAGCCTTTCAGCAATCGTTTGCAGCACCCGCCGTTGCGGAAAAAACTACCACTCAATTGCGAGAGGAGTCGTCAAAGAGTGAGGAGCGGCTCTCCACCACGCTGAAGCTCGCGCCGGTGCTCGGGGAGGACTGGTGGCTGCAAGCCAAGACCCATGTGATGGACCGCGCCAACACCATAGCGGGTGAGTCGCCCACAGCTGTCACCGCTGTAAAAATGGCTGAGGTGGTCGTTTTGCCGGTTATTTCACCCGTCATTACTGGCTTTTTTTCGGGCTTGGGAGAGACGATCAAAACCCGGGTAACGGGTAACTTGGTTGATGTAACGCTTGGCAAGTTGCCTGGAGTCGCCGGCAAGCTATTCAAGAGTGATGGCTTTAAAAAGGATAAGTCCTGCTGCTGTGCTGCTGCTGTTCAAGCCTCACCCAGTAGCCGCCGCGTCAGCCGTAGAAGTTCTTCTGCCAGGAAGAAGAATACCCAACCGCCAAAATCGCAGAATAAGAAGACGCAGCGCGCGCAGAACAAGCAAGGTTCGCAGAAGAAACAGGCTTCCGTGGCCAAGCCAGCTGCTACCAGGCTTGCATCCACAAAAAGCGGCGGCGTGATGGCAACGCTGCGCGGTGTGTCCGAGCGCTTTGCCAAGTCCTTTTTCCCTGCGCAGTCGAATGGTTTTCACGCCGGTGGCCCTACTCAGGGGATGCAACTGCGCGAGGTCCAGGCAAATAGTCGAAAGCAGGGCGCTGATTACCGTCAACCGGCTGCTGGCAGAGGGCCGGGGCTGATGGAGGCCTTGGAGCGAGGGCTTGTCCCCCTGCCTTCTGATGGGCGTATGACTGCTCTGCCAAACACACAGACCTTCAGCCATGAGCGCTCAACTGAGGCGCTGCCTCACGCGCCGAAGCTGCCGGCCTCCGGCCTGTCAGGCGCGGTGAGCAAGCTGGAGTCCTCCGCCGCCCGCCGCCTCGGCCCGATGAGGTATGTCGACACTGCCATGGATGTGGCCGAGGGTATCCGCAACGGCGACGCCAAAGCCGTCGGAGCAGGCCTCACCACTGCAGGTGGCGCCTGGGCAGGAGTCTCCGCCGGCGCGGCCATTGGCACGCTGATTTTTCCCGGTGTCGGCACCGCGGTCGGCGGCGCCATTGGTGGTTTGCTTGGCAGTGAAGCGGGCACCTGGCTGGGCGACAAACTGTTCGGCTCAAATGACCGCCTGCCTGCACCCGGTGCGGTGAGCAAAGAGCTCAACGCCGCGCGTACCGACAATGTGCAAGTCACCCTCGCGCCGAGCATTCAGATTACCGGCGTGAACCCCGCCGATGCCCAGCAAGTCGTCAACCAGGTGATCCAGGCCCTGCAATTTCAGTGCATGCCGATGGTCACCGACACCCTTGGCATTCGGCGCAACGCGGCGCTGGCCGATCCACCAGGAGGTGATTGATGCAACAACAAATGGTCCTCGGCGACTTTATTTTTGGCCTGTCCCGTGGCTTTGCCTATTCCGGGCTGGTGCGTACCACTGATGGCGGCTGGAGTGACCTGGCGATTATTGCCAGCAAACCCCAGTCGCGGCAAAGCGGCCAGAAGCTGGAGAAGCTCACGTTCACCGGCACAGCGATGTACGCCATCGGCATGCAGCGCCTGGACGAGTTGCGCGCCCTGCAAAATGCGCGTGCGCCCTTACCGCTGGTCGATGGCATCGGCCGTAACTGGGGCCTGTGGCGGATCAATTCGGTGATGGAAACCCAGAGCAACGTGATCGATGACGGCACTGCCATGGTCATGGCCTGGACTATGGAACTGGAGGAATTCGTCAATGCGTAGAGTGCGAAGTATCGCCGGTGATTCGGTCAACCTGTTGCTCTACCGCGAATTGGGCCGTTGCGATGACGCGGCGGAAGAAACCCTTTGGCGTCTGAACCCCGAGCTTGCCGAGTACGGGCCGGTACTGCCCGCCGGTGTGTGGGTCATCGTTCCGGAAATGCAAGCGCGGCCGGCTGCTGTGCGGCCTGTTCTGGCGTGGGATTAAGGAGGCGACATGGCACAGGGATTTACGCCGATCGTGGAGTTTTATGGCGCTAATGCCGCGCTGCTCAATCAACGCCTGATGCATTGGAGCCATACCGACGCCGCAGGTATCGAGTCTGACCGGCTGGAGTTGACCCTCAATATCGAGGGGCTGGAAGGTTTGCCCAGCCTGAGCGGCAAGATCGGTTTGCGCGTGGGTTATCAGGAGTCCGCGCTGGTGGAGAAAGGCGAGTTCGTGATCACGCAGCGCACGCCCGTGCTGTTTCCCATGCGCTTGATGATCGTGGCGACAGCCGCACCTTTCAGCATGCTCGACGCCAGCGGTTATCGCCAGCGACGGTCGGCCAGTTACGGGCCAACCACGTTGGGCGCACTGTTTCGCCAACTGGTCAGTCGCCACGGGTTTTCACCGCGTGTGGCCCCTGCGCTGGAAGGCATTGCGATTGCCCATATCGACCAGTCCAATGAAAGCGACATGGCGTTCATCACCCGCCTTGCCAAGCGCTACAGCGCGGTCACCAAACCAATCAACGAGCTGTACGTGCTGGCCGAGGCGGGGCAGGTCAAATCACTTACCGGGCAACTATTACCGCAGGTGAAGCTGTCCGTGACCCAGGACAACCGCCCCGGCGATCAGGCCTTCATCACCGCCAAACTCGACGAAACGTCCCGCTCCAAATACATGGGCAGCCGCGTGACCTGGTGGGATGCCGCAGGTGGCAAACAGCAGGTAGTCGAGGTGGGGGTGGCCCCGTTCAAAACTTTGCGTCAGCGCTGCCAGAACCAAGCCGAGGCACGTGCCGTGGCTGAAGGCGAACTGCGACGTGTGGGACGCGAAGGTTTGAAACTGCTGATTGATTGCCCTGGCAACCCTTTGTTGGCTGCCGAAGGCGTGTTGTTGCTGGATGAAACCTGGCCTTCGTATATGCAGGGCCAGTGGTCGATGAAACAGGTGGTGCATGTTGGCGATCCGGCGACGGGGTATCGCAGTTCGATCACGGCGAATGGGTTGTCGGCATAGCCATTTTCAAAGGGAAAGCCCCATGGCGATAACGCTTGCTCAACTGCTTCAAGTGATGCCTGGAGCCCGCCTTAGAGCGGGCTTTTTTTTATCTGCGTTAAATGCGGTGCTGGTTCGCTACGACATTGGCACGCCAAAGCGTAGTGCCGCGTTCCTCGCCCAAATCGGCCACGAATCCGGCCAGTTGCTCTATTTACGAGAACTGGGCAGCGATAAATACCTGAGCAAATACGACACTGGCACCCTGGCCGCGCGTTTGGGCAACACCCCCGAGGCCGACGGCGATGGCCAGAAGTACCGAGGCAGGGGGCTTATTCAAATCACGGGGCGACGCAATTACCTGGCGTGCAGCCAGGCGTTGTTCGGCGACGACCGCCTGTTGCAGCAACCGCAACTGCTGGAGCAGCCGCAATGGGCGTGTGAGTCCGCCGCATGGTTCTGGCAGAGCAATGGTTTGAACGAACTTGCTGACAAAGACCAGTTCACCACTATCACCCGGCGCATCAATGGTGGCCTGAATGGCCTGGACGATCGTTTGCAGCTCTGGGCGCGGGCGAAGGCGATATTGGGCGTTTCCTGAGGCAGGATGCGCGTCGTCGGCCGTTAGCGTCTTGATGCACTCTGCAACTTGCATGGCCGATAGGCTCCTGTAGGGTAGGCAAACCCCCGCCCATTCCTGGAGACGACCGTGAAGGAAATCACTCAACTGGCCGCTGAACTGGGTCGCCGTTTGCAGGTGCTCAATGCCCACGTCACCACTGCCGAGTCTTGCACCGGTGGCGGTATCGCCGAAGCCATTACGCGTATTCCGGGCAGTTCGGCGTGGTTCGAGGCCGGGTATGTCACTTACTCCAATCGGCAGAAGACCCGCCAGTTGGGTGTGCCTGAGACGCTGTTCCCCAAGGTCGGCGCCGTCAGCCAGGAAGTGGTGGAGGCGATGGTCCGTGGCGCACAGGAAAAAAGCCTGGCACGTTTTGCCGTGGCGGTCAGTGGCGTAGCGGGCCCGGATGGCGGTTCC